TGATTCATCAGTGATCAAGTCAGCAGTTACACGATCCCAAACTGGAACTTGTAAGTTCTTACCAGAGTGGACTGGAGCATCGAACACAGTAACTAATTGACGAGCCACTGATGTTTCATATGCCTGATATTGAGCCTGAGTAACCAGGTTCGCAAACAATTCGCTGTTAAGCGAGGTATTAATGTTTGATGGATATGACATTTTTAATTTTCCTTAAAATTTATATTTTTTTATTAGCAACCGCTTTCGCATATATTTTTCTATGCTCGGCCAATCGCATGTCTAATTTGCTAATATCAATACCTTCACTAGGACCTTGATTGATATTAGACCTACTATTGACAGTAGCAGGAGTGGCCGACACAAAGTGCGGATTCGAATCCAGGAATTCTCGCACTAAATCATCTACCCCTAGAGGTTCACCGCGGTCATTATAACGAACAGTTCCTCTGTTATCTACTACTTCAACTTCACCATCATCATTTAATCGAACATTACTAGCTAACAACGCCTTAACCTGATCAGCATTCACAGCACGGTATTTGGCGGCGGCACTGATTAGAGGACTATTAACTTTATATTCTTTAATAATGTGGTCTCTCTTTTGGATCTCTTGATCCTTCTTTTGAGCAAGTTCTTGTAGAGTCTTTTCAAACTCCCCACGCTTCAATTGTTCTGCTTGGCGCTTTTGTTCCGCTTCAGCTTTTAATTGACGAAGTTCTTCCGGATCGCCCAAGTCCTCGTAAGGCTTTGTAGCTTTCTTCATGATCTTGGCTTTCATACGAGCCATCATATCATCGACTTCTTGCTGTGTGTAAGATCTTGTATCTAAGTTTTGTGCCTGGCTTTCACTACCTTGTAGTGCCGCGTCAGTTGCGTTTTTAGTTGCTATGGTATTGTTATATGAGTCCATATTCCTCTCGCCTCCCTTTCAGAGTAATAGTGTATTTATTGGTATAGGCATAAAACCTATACAAAATGGTAGATTAACCGCCTCTACCTTGTTTACGCATTGGCATACTGTGATTCATACTAGCACGATTGCCATGATAATTCTTTTGTCCCGGAGCGGCACCTTTGCTACGAGCAATGGCTCCGATAACTCCTGCTGGTACACCTGCGGCTTTAAGTTGTGCGGCACGACCACCATGACCTAAAGCGTTTGATTTACCTTCGAATTTTCCTGTTTTCTTAGTATCCATGATACTCTCCTTATTTGTAACTTTCATCTGGAGTTTCAGGCTTACCTAACTTGGCCCAGAACTTATCTTGCTCTGGTGTAGGCAAACTAGATTCTAACTTCCAACATAGTGTATGAAGCTTCTTCAAGTAATGGGCAATAATGTCTTGTAGACCATAGGCCTTAACTTCTGGAAGCATTTCATAAACTTCATTTGCACAAGTGATTAAAGTTTCCATATCATCATAGAGAATCTTAATCATTTCTTCTGCATTTGGTGCTACTGTTTCATCTTTAATATCAGCAAGAGCCAATACACGGGTTAGGCTAAAAGGAACAACTTCATGAAGTGTTCTCAAGCCTTCACCTATGGTGTCGATCTCTCTGTAGAGTTCTTCATAAACATGCTTAAAAAGGTGATGATTGCCTAAAAAGCCATATCCTACCACATTAACATGGAAACCATGTGCTTTGGTATAGAGGATAAAGTTATTAGCCCAAAGGCGTTTTGTTGCGTCTTCTAATTTGCTCATAATTTTTTCTTCTTTATTCCTTCTGCATGGCGTAGATCATGGCTGTGAAGAAATTCTCCATCTTTCTTGGGAACTTCTCCGGCCTTTTCAGCAACACGAGCCGCAACTAGACGATTAACCACACGACCATTGCTAAGTTCAAACTCATGTTTTGCACCTTTTGCATCCTTACCTGCCTTCTTAATAAGTTCAGCATGGCTCCAAGCAGGACTAGGAGCTTCAATTATTTTGCCGGACCTTTCAAGAATTGCAGGAACCTTGACAGTTAAAGGTTTATTCATTGTTGTGTCTCTTTAAGACTCGTGTTTTCGTAACATGGCTCTTGGGCTTATGTGCTGTATTCAAGGCAATGGCCACAGCTTGATTGTGTGGTTTACCCGCCGCCATCTCCGTGGCAATATTCTGGCCTATGACCTTGGCTGAGTTTCCTTGTTTTAATGGCATAATAGTTCCTTAAGCGTAGGTATCTGTGGAAGATTGACCTTCCACATGGATAACCTCACCTTGACGGTCATAGATTTTACTCGTATAACCATCGCGGTGTTCATTTTTTAAGTAGTTACGAGCATCCTCTTCACGAGTAAAGAAGCGTTCCATGGTTTCTAGCTTACCGCCTAACCATTTTTGAATTTTTACTTTGTGATTAGTGACCATAGCTATTACTTCTTAGCCCAGAGTTTGTCGTCACCACCTTGGTGATCTTCAATACCTTTTAAGATCTCACCTGATTCTACTGGACTCCAGGCTGGGTTAAGATCATGGTCAGGACCAATTTTTCCATTCATACGGCTCATATCGGCTGTAACGGTTGGAATTGCTAGTCGTGTATCATTGGGAATACTTACCTTTCCCTTGTCTGTTGCACCATATTGTAATGGTTGATTTCCGTTTGGATTTACTCCGTTTGGTAACATTGGCATTTTAGCCTCCTTTAGTTGGTTTTAATGGGTTTGGACTCACCTTAGGTGGCCAATTTACATACAATGGTTTCTTCACGGGGTCTACACCCCCTGGGAAATTGTATCTCTTTGCTTCGGTGCTTTGTAAAGCACCATACATCTTATCGCTATTAGGACCATAGCTGTCAATCATTTGTTCAGGCATACGCTCGCCCTTGGTCCGCCAATTTAGAGCCTGTGCTGGATTGCCCATATCAGTTTCGGTAAATGGTTTACCCGGAACAATCATAGGTGCACCTTGGCGTCCCATAGGTGGTTCATAGTTGGGGCCAGCAAATAGATTCATTTCGTTTTGATGCCAGTCGGTAGGCACAACATTTCCACTGTGCGTATCGATCTGAACACCAGCACGGATTCGCTCCCGGCTATTCTTGTTGACATTCTTAGCTGTAAAGTTGATTGGATTTTTAGGAAGAATATTATCTTTCATTATGTTGGACTCCCAGCATTACGGCCAGCTCCGGCTGTTGTCATTCTTAAGTTAGGAACATTCAATGTTGTCTTACCTGTGGGCTGTGTAGATACCTTAATATTACCGTATTCGTCGACAGTAGCAGGGCCTGCCGCACTAGGTTCAACTTCATCAACATTGTAATTGCTAACTTCGCGTTTTAATTCTGCTTCATCCAGGCTAGGACCTGCGGCTTCTATAGATAAATCTTCAGCTAGTAATTCAATCAATTTGCGATCAATCATAGCTAATACATCTGGACTTGTAGCACTTGCCTTAGCAACCTGCAACTTGGTGTATTCAGCGTTCTTATCTTGGATACCATAACTATCTTGGTACTTGACTGTGCCTGTCCACTCTTGTGCTTGATAGTGTGCAAATATGCGCCACATTTCTGTTTCAGCATCTTCTAGGTTACCGGCCATCTCAGCTAATTTGGCATTAAGCAATTGGAATTCAGTGGCCATTGCAACACCACTAAGCAATTTTTGTCCGCTTGCACGAACAGAACCTGTGTTGGCCATTAAGTCAATAGCGGCTGTACCATGTTCAATAGCCTTATAGATTCCATCTATTTGTGCGCCTGAAGTTTCTAACAAATATGGTTTTAAGCCTGGATCTAAATTCTCTGGCATGGCAACTATGCTACCAGCACCAGCTGAGGCCATAGTTTCATTAGTCTTAACCAATGATGGATGATTGTCTAAACGGATTGCCTGTTCTACTTCACTTAATTGATTGTAGATAAACTGTTGTGTCTTGGCAATATCCTGAATGGCTGAAACACCAAAACCTCTAACTAGACTCTTTTGATTGTAAACAATAACTAGGGGAATAAAGCCTAATTGGTTTGGCACTACTGTTTCAGCTAGTTCTTCACGAGTATCATAGTTGACTTCGTGTGTTGTGATTGTATCTACTGTCCATTCTTTAACAGTTTGTACAGATCCATTGATCTCTTCAACATATTTGACATAGACTAGTTCATAGCGTCCTGTTTCTCCACGCTCCCATCGCCAGTCTATAACAACTAATGGGCTTAGGATGGTAGCATATGGTCTAACACCAACAGCCATTTCGTCGGCTTTGGTAACAGCGCCAATATCAGGTTTGACCATTAAGACCCAGCAATGTCCGAATACGCTTGCCCATGTTGAAACTTCTTTCATAAAGCTATCAAGGTCGCGGCCATCAAGGTCTGCATCTTCTAGAAAATCTAATGTTTCAGGAAGGCCTTCTAATGTGCCGAGATCACGCTCAGGTTTTTCTTGGAATAAAAAGCTATTGTAGACATTGATGACCGACTTACAATGGTTATGCAATGGGGTTTGATCAAGTCTTTGCCCATACTCCATGTCTGTTTCTAATTGATAGCGAGTTAAGAGTTGGTAGCGAGTATAATCCTCACCGCCCATATAGCTTACTAATAAGAAGCGCCAGTTGGCACGGTTGTAGTTGTAGAATCTATTGGGACTGGCTATGCGCCCCAGTTGTTCATCAACAATTTGAATTATACTCATACTCTATGTCCTTGTATTGTTGGGCCTTTATAAACACCCTGATGTCCCCAACGCTGTGTGTTTACTGGATACATCGATAAATCTCTCTTCACTGGGAATAGATAATCAACCATATACCCCAATGCATCATTCATATGGTCATAGCCACTGTCTTTATCTGGCTGTACTGTGCCTTCCTTATAGGTATGGCGCTCTAATGATTCTATCGTGTATTTACATGAGTTTGCGATAAACAGGTGTCTTTTACCATCAGAACCGCATAATCTGGAATTGACAGCATTAATACGATCTCTAACTTGTGTATGAGCATTAGGGGCTTTGACTATGAATCCATTGTTAGCCAAGATAGATAAATCTGTCGCACCTCCTGCTGATGTCTTACGCTGTCTTGCCGCAGGATCAGGATAGATCCACATTTTACTCTTGGGGTAACGCTCTTTTAGTTCGTCAGCCATTTCTTGTGTGTTGCTGGAGAACATTCTAATCTCATCGATAATGAATAAATCATCATTACGGCGCACGGCAATTACAGCACTCATAGGATCAATGTTAAAGTCCATACCTATATAAAGCACATCAACATTGATATTCTCAGGTGGTGTTATTGTGTTCAGCTTACGGTCAAAAGCATAATAGATTCGGCCACTATAAGTTTCAAATGTAGCCATGAATTCTTGACGAAACTGTCTCTCATCAAGGTCACGCATTGCCGCATCTATTTCTGCCTTACTTACTTGCCCACCTTCAATAGTGGTGTACTGGAAACTCTTCCAAGCATCTGGGAATTCTTGTTCCATTTGGTACAGTTCATAGGCCCAGTTTGTAATACCTTTAGGAGTACCAATGAACATGGCCTTGCCTTCACGATCAGCTAGCGTAGGACGCAATACTTCAAAGAATGCTTCGGGATCCACATCCGCGAATTCGTCCATGATCAAATAGTCAAGTCCAACTCCACGCAAGCTGTCTTCATTGTCTGCACCTTTTAGTGCTATGGTTGATCCATTCTTTAATTGGATACTAAGTTCACTTTCATTTGCCTTGCGGATCCAGCGTAGGTCAGTGAGCTTTTGTTTTAGCTTGCGCCATACAATCATCTTGGCCTGTTTGTAAGTAGGTGCAACATACCATACTTCTTGGTCCGGGACTCTGGCGTGGAAACAAAGTTCTCTTATAGCCAAATGGGTCTTACCAAAGCGTCGCCCGGCCACAACAACCTTAAACCTATGGTCGTCATCCGCTATCGTCTGTTGTGGAACGCTTAATGCCATTAATGAGTTACAAATTTGATAATAGTTTCTAGGTGTCCGAATACTAGGCTAAGAAGCGTTAATACAGCTCCTCCTACCCACACCCATTTATCTTTGAATTTAGTAAGGTCATTTAATAGACCCATTACTTTTGCATGTTCTTTAGAATTTTCTTCGCGAACATGATCCAGTTGATCAATTAATTTATTATGGCTATCGATGATGTTTTGTCTAACTTCGTCTATTTTCTCAGTTACACCATCCATCTTTGTTTCTAGTACAGCTACTCGTTCATTTGTTGTAGGCATTATAGTTCACCATCCGACCAAGGTAAAGGTTGATTTGCGGCTGAATCCTGGGGATTATCACTTTGGCCGAGGATATTTTTGCCCAGCCAAATTAGCAAAGTAGCATTACCGCCCATGGCTACTTTAATCTGTGCTGAACGCAGTCTGCGTTTCAGTTCTGCACGGCCTTTTGCAATATAATCCGCAAAGTTGTATTTTAGGGTATCTGGCTTGACTTGGAACCAATCTGCCATCTCTTCTAGAGTACAGCCCATTGCGGCCAGCTTCCATACTTCATCAGGAGGTACAACCTTACGGTTTGCACCTCTCCCAACAACTAAGCCGTCCTTGGTAACTGTGCCCCATTTTGGCTGTTGGCGGGATCGATATTCCCATTTAACTGCGTATTCCTGAATGGGAGTCTCAGCCGGAATTTCACACGCACAGTCGTGTTCGTGTGAGCATTCCGTGTTATTAACTGTATTGGGTGGGGTCGCGACTATAACGCCGCTGTCGATTATTGTGGCCATCTTGTATTTATTGGATGGCTTAAAAATCAGTCAATTATTGTGGTAATTTAAGTAAGATTTGTCCTATGGCCGTACTAAGGACTTCTTCATTATGTTGTAGCTGTTTAATTAATTGATTCTGCTGTTGCAACATTTTAGTAGCTTCTAATAACTGTTGCTGGCTTTCTCTTAAATTAGTTTCTAATAGGTTTATACGAACATTGTTCTGTATAAGCATATCGTAAGGATCGATATTAAACTGTATCATCATTTAGCTCCATTAGGTCGCTAAAATTATTTACTCGATTAAAAGTTTGTGTTAGGATAATAGCGTAATCTGTGCCTTCAAACAGCTTGTTCCAGCGTTC